ACTGAGCTGCGCGTAGCGTTCATCAAGATCGAAAAATCCAAGTTGACCCTTCATTCCACTCTCCCGGGACCGATTCCGTCAGTGAATCAGAAACCGGCGACAAAGGGGAGGTTTTTCGAGGTGTCCACCTGCGCGCCAAGCTCGATGCCCTCTACTTCCATCTCTACGGCGTCACCGAGCGTGACGACGTGCGCTACGTCTATTCGACCTTCCCCATCGTCGAGCGCCAGGAAACCGAAGCCCATGGCCGCTACAAATCCCGCGACCTTTGCCTCGCCTATATGAGCGCCCTGGCGGTGGGCAATCCAGACGCGGTGATACGGCTGTGATGTATTACTCCATCCACACCGACCGGATGACGGGCGGTGCTGGCTTCGCGGGAATGGCCGGTGCCTCCGACCGCCGTTTCGCCACCGCCATGGCATTGGCCTCTTCGTTGAGGCGCAATCCCACGCTAATCAGCCCTTGGAGCGCGGCGGAGGCGTAGACGAAGGTGTCCAGCGCCTCGTTCCTCTCGCCGTCGCGCTTGGGCTGCCAGGAGCGGATGGGACGTCCCTTCTCGAACCGGGTGACGACCCGCTCGGCGGTCAGCTGGCGGAAGTATTCGACGTCCCGGTCGCGGGAGAAGTGGGCCAATCCGGGACCCGGCTCGGTCAGCTTGAGCCGGGCATAGACGGCGTCCTTGACGGCATCGACGCCGACGATGAACAGCGGGATCCTGCCCTTGTTGGTGCGGGTCGGGCGGCGCGGCCAGACGGGAATGCCCGGGCCGCCGCGTCCCTTGATGGCCCAGATGCGGCGGGCAAGCCGGGTGCGGCAGAACTCGTAGGCCGCCTTGGTGTGATGGCCGCCGGTGTCGATGGCGACGGCGCGGACCGGCAGATCGGGCACCGCCTTGGCGTGGACGTAGGTGGCCTGCAAGGCAAGATCGAGATCGGCCCAGACGCGCGGCCCGGACGGATCGCCCCAGATGACGCGATAGTCGATTACCCAGCATTCCTCGTCCCGGCCCCAGCCGACGATCTGCAACTCCAGCCGGTCTCCCTGAACATCGACACCGGCGGTGAGCACGGCGACGGCCTCGGGCAATTCCTCGCCCCAATCCTCGCGCCGGTCCATCAGCGGATCGGCGGGCACGGTGTCGCCGGCCTGGTCCTCCCAGGATTCGCCCAGCTTGGTGTTGACCCAGACCTGCAGGCGCGACGGGTCCTTGCGCACCTTGCCGTGCTCGACGGCGATCTCGGCCCAGGTCTCCCATGGCGAATAGAGCGCCGACAGGTGGAACCCGGCAGTGCGCCCGTCGCCGGTTGCCGTCGCCCGCCAATTGCCCGCTTCCAGCAGCTTCGCCTTGTCGTGTTCCTGGTGGATGCCGCCGCAGGCCTCGCAGACCAGGAAGGCGTCCCGGCGACGGCCCTCGGGCCAGCGGATGCGCGCCCAGGTGATCGGCGCCATGTCGCCGCAATGGAGGCAGGGGACATGGTAATAGCGCTGGTCGGATTCCGCGAATGCGGCCTCGATGCGAGAATATCCCTTGAGCGTCGGCGTCGAGACCATGAGGATTTTCCGCCGCCCCTTGAAGGTGGCGGTGCGCTGGATGGCAAGGGCAACCGGATCACCTTCGCCGTCGGCATCGCCGGGATAGCCGTCCACCTCGTCGAGGAACAGGTAGCGCACCGGGGTCGAGCGCAGGCCGATGGCGGAATTGGCCCCGGTCATCACCAGCTGGCCGCCAGGGAAGGACTTGCGGAACAGGCTGTTGCCGGCATCCCGCGAGCGCGGCGTCGCCACCAGGTCGCGCAGCACCGGCGAAGCGGCGATCAGCGGGTCGATGCGCGTCACCGTGTTCCGGCGCACCATGTCGAGGGACGGCTGAACCAGCATGGCGATGCCGGGCGCGTTGTGGATGATGTAGCCCAGCCAGTTCAGTCCCGCTTCGGTGCCGCCCGTCTGCGCCCCCTTCATCATGACGACGCGCTCGTAGGGGCTGCCGGTGGACAGGGTATCCATGATCTCGCGCAGGTAGGGCGTGCGCGCCGTGCGCCAGCGGCCGGGCTCGGCGGCGGTGTCGGGCAGCATGCGGTGGCGGTCGGCCCATTCCGCCACCGGGATCTGCGGCTCCGGCTGCATGGCCTTGCGCCAGGCCCAGTCGATCTTCCACAGGAAGGAGCCGTCCGGCGCGGGGCCTTGCTCAATCGCCGCCGGCATGGAACAGCCCTCCCAGCGGCGTCGCAGCCAGATGCTCCAGGTGCTCGCGCATCAGCCGGTCGAGCACGGCGAAGACGGGACCGGTCTCGACGCCGAGTTCGGCGGCGATGACGGGGGCGGAACGCTGCACCCACGCGATATGGGCGTCGCGCTCGGCCTTGGCGCGGGCATAGACGGTGCGCTCGGCGGCCCCGGCGTCGATCAGCTTGCCCTGTTCCTTCTCGAAGGCGAGCTTGGCGCGCTGGACCTTGACGATCTCGTGCAGGCGCCGGGCCTCGGCCAGGGTGGCGGATTTGCCGGTGACGGCGGGCGCGCCGCCCTTGTTGCGCCGTGCCGGGTCCAGGTTGTTCTCGATCCAGGCGAGGCCGGCATCGACGTCGATCTTGCCGTCCCGGCGTACCGGCAGGCCCTCGGCCACCAGCTGCGAGATGCGGCCCTTGGTGAGGCCGACCCTGGCGGCGAACGCTGTCTTGCTCTCGGTGGCGGCGTTGAGTTTAGCCATTTCCGGGCCTCACGCTGGACGGGTTTTGCGCTTGGCGCCACCGCATACGAATCGGCCTGACAGGACCCGCGCCCATCGCGACGTTGGCCGCCCGTGCGCGCCCCAGGCCGCCGTCACGCGCCTTGCGAAGGGATCGAAGGGATTGGTCCTTATCGGACGTACACGCGCGCGCGTGCGCGCGAAACGCCTGATAAGGGAGGATCTCTTCGATCCCTTCGAAGTCAGCAAAATCAATGACTTGGGGGTCAGAGGTCATTGAAGTTGCTTCCCATGGTCGTGGCCGCGACGACGAGGCGGACGCCGCGAAAGCAGGCGCGCCGGGTGGTCGGGTGGAGGTCGCGGTGGAAGCCACGGATTTCCATGTTCTGGCTGAACCGCTTGGTGGAGCCGGCGTACTCGTTGTTCAAGGCGCACCAGTCGCGCCAGGAGGCGAACAGGGCCTGGACCTCGGCCATGGCCAGAAGGTCGCCGGTCTCGCAGCGTTCCTCCAGGAAACGCCCCAGGGCGTCCTCGTCGGCCAGGTATTCCTCGGTGGCGTCGAGCACGGCGGGCGGCGCGGCGAGGCCGACGCGCTGCCATTCGAGACAGCCTTGAATCGCCCAGGCGAGGATGCCTGGCCATTCGGCCCGGAGCTTCTCGGGCAGGTCGGGATCGCGCTCCGTCTTGGGGATGGTCACGGTGAAGGGCACGAGGTTGAAGCGCCGGCGCACGGCCTCGTCGACGTTGCGTAAGCTGGGCTTGTGATTGCCGCCGATGATCAGCTTGAAGGCGGGCTCGAAGGTGAAGAAGTCCTGGCGCATGAAACGGGCCGAGATGGAGTCGCCGCCGGTGAGCGCCTTGATGCGGGACTCCGCCCAGCGCTGGCTGTCCTCGGTCTCCTGGGCGATGACGGTGCGCGCGCCGCGCAGCATGGCGAGATCGGTCGGGTGACGGTCGGTCCTGCTGGCAACGAAGGTCTCCATGGAGGCGACGCGGGAGAAGTCGCCCATGATCTTGTGCCAGGTGTTGAGGAACACGCCCTTGCCGTTGCCGCCAGTGCCGTAGAGGAAGAACAGCGCATGGTCGCGGATGGAGCCGGTGAGGCTGTAGCCGAGCATGCGCCGGGCGAAGGCGACGAGGGCTTGGTCGCCGTCGAACACGCGCTCGAGAAACCGGAGCCAGAGAGGACAGTCGCCGCCCGGCGCGACGGCGGTGATCTTGGTGATCAGGTCGGTGCGGTCGTGCGGGCGCATGTCGCCGGTGCGCAGGTCCACGGTGCCGTCCGGCGTATTCAGCAGCCAGGGATCGGCGTCCCAGTCTTCGGTGCGGGTGGCGTGACGCCGGTCGGCGCGGGCCAGCCGTTCGATGGCGGCGACGGTCTTGGCGCTGGCCACGGTGGCGGCGAGCTTGTCGGAGATGTTCTTCTCCAGGACTTCGGCGGAAGCCGCCCGGGCGACGGCGCGGGCCAGGTCGAAGGCTTCGAGGGTCTCGTCGGCGCGCCAGCGTCGGCTGTCCCAGCGCAGCCAGCGGCCCCACAGGTTGACGAAGCGCAGCTCATCGGAGTGGACCTCGGTGAATCGGAGCGCCAGCGCCTCGTCGGCGTAGTCGATGGGCCGGTCGATGACCGTGGCGTCATCGGACATGGCGCCGCGCTTGATCATCTCGTCGAATAGATCGTGGATGTCAGCCATGGCGCTCGTCTCCCTGGCGGCGCTCGGCGCGGCCTTGGTATTCCCGCCGGGCGATGCTGGCGACGGTCATCGCCACCTCGTTCTCGGGCAGGGCCGGCCGGCAGCGCGTGGCGTTGAAGGCGAGCATCAGGTCGAGGCAGACGTGCGGGTCGATGCGCCGTCCGAGCAGCAGGCCCGAAAGCTTGGCGATGGTGACGTTGCGCTCGCCGTTGGCGGCGCCGCCACGGGTCACCCTGCGCCATTCGGCGGTCCGCTTGGCCCTGGCAAGCTTGCGGGATGAGACAATGCGCTTCAGCAGCCAGTCGGGCGCGTTGGCCAGCGGAACGTCCTCGGGGTGGTGATCGACCGAAATGGCGTAGGGCCGCCCGCAGACGTGGCGCGACGGCGGGGCGACGATGTAACCGCCGTCGCCACGGATGTCGAGGCCGGGACCGAGCGCGCCGGCGCTGTTCGGAACTCGATGGCCGGGGTGCCGGAACAGGATGTGCTCGCCGCCGCCGGTCAGGAATCGCCAGGTCTCGGGAAGCGGGCCATGGTCGCGTTCGAGCGCGGCCAGGGTCTCGTCGCCGTCATGGCGGGGATCGACGTCGAGGACGACGATGCCGCTGACGGCGCCGGTGGCGATGCCGATGTTGCGCGAGGCGTTGCCGAACCAGCCCGCGACCACCTCGGCATCCTTGCTCGCGTTCTTGAGCCCGTTTTTCACCAGCCGGCCGAAGGGATGCTTGGCCGGTTGTCGGCAGTCCTTCCGGGTGCAGGAGCATTGGAGCTTGCCGTCCCGCTTGAACGGGAAATGCAGCGGCAGCACGGCGAAGCCGAGCGACAGGTACATCCGGGCGTGGTTCGGCAGGTCCATCATGCATGGCCTCCGGCGACCGTGGCGATGACCTCGTCGAGTTTGTCGCGGGTGAGCGGGGTCCAGTCCTTACGCATGACCCGCGCCCTCCTGGCCTTCGATCCATTTGCGGATGACCGATTTGCGCGCCGCCAGTTGGAAGCCGATGCGAAAATGCGGCAACCGGCACTTGGCGGCCGAGGTCAGGTAGTAGACTCGGCGCTGGAACCGGTATTCGTCGCTGCCGAAGACATGGCGGGCGATCTCGGCGGCGCCGATCATCAGGTCGTTGTCCAGTGTATCTGTCATCGCCGGCCTCCCGCGCGGGGCGCGCTGGCCTTGCGCTCGGCATGGCGCTCCTGGTCGCGAAGCCAGTTACGGACCGCCTCGATGCGGTACAGCACCCGTTTGCCGACGGTGATGTGGGGCGGGCTTTGGCGCAATTGCCGGTCGCGTTGCGCCGTCCTGAGCGAGACGCCGCGCTGGCGGCAGTACTCGTGTTCGTCGATATATCCGTCGAAGATGTCCGGCGCGATGGTCTCCGACGGAAGGTGCGCGTGTTCGGTCGTCATCATGTCCTCCACGGTCAAAACGCGGCATGGGCCGCCGTGTGGGGACAGCTGACGATGAAAGACGAACCTGAAAAAGCCGCCCGGAATTGGGCCTGAAACGATAATTCCAGGCAGGGGGTTATTGGGTTAGACGGGCTGCTTGGCGGTGCGATAGGCTTCGCGAAGATTGTTCGCGATGGTCTTCGCCGTGGTCGGCGGCATCTCGGGATGGGCCGCCGAGAGCCATGCCGACAGGGCCTTCGACTCCTTGTCGAGCGATGTCTCGATGGCGCCGGATTCGGCCCGGCGCTCGAACTCCTGGCGGATCAGGTGCATCGAGGACGGTCGTCCCGGGGCGCCGGAAACTGGCGCGACGGGGGCCGGCCGCGGAGACGGCTCGGGCTCGGCGGCGGGCACCGCCTCGGTATCGGGAACCCGCTGAGCTTCCCGAATCAGGTCGAAAATGCCGTGGCCATCGGGGATTTGCCGGGTGATCAACCCGCGCACGGTCCGGAAAGTCATGTCGTCGCCCTTGGCGACGCGGTTGTCGATGTCCAGCGTCAGGAACGGCCAGTAACGGGCCGGGATGATCTCCTCCTCGGCGTCGGGGTGGCGCCGCCCGAAGGCGATCCACCCGCCGGTCTCGGCCTGGTTCATCATCAACTTGCGGACGCCGTCCAGCGCCTCCTGCAGACAATCCTGGACCGGCTTGACGTGCCGCTCGTACTCGGGGCGATCCTCGGCCTTGGCGCCGCTCATCTCGAACGCCGATGCCTCGAAACCGAGTTGTTCGCGGCACCGTTCGATGACGTCGAGAACCGGCGTTCCGTCCGTGGTCACGGCCTCGTCCAGGTAGTGCTCGTAGATCCGCCTCGGGATGAGCCAATTTAGCCTGGCGTCGGTGGTCATGGCCGGTTCCCCTCGGCCTTCGCCAGCGCGCCGGTGGCGGCGCCGATGGTGTTGCCGACATGCTCGGCGGCCTCGCGGAGCGGCTCGTCATAGAGATGGGCGTAGCGCTGGGTGGTCTGCACCTGGGTGTGACCGAGCATGGCGCCGATCATCGGCAGGGACGCGCCGCCGCTGACCAGCAGCGAGGCGAAAGAATGGCGCAGGTCGTGGATGCGGACGTTGGGCTTCCAAGCCATCACCGTGTTGCCGTCCTTGTCCTTCATCACCTTGCCGTCGCGGTTCCGTTTCTCGACCTGGGTGGCGAGCCCGGCCTTGACGCAGACCGACTCCCAGGAGCGCTTGATGTCGGTGAGGGGATGGGGCGTGCCGTTCTCGTCGGTCTTGCCGGGGAAGACGTAAGGGCCCTCGGCAGACTTCTTCATCTCCCTGAGCAGGTCCAGAGCGGCCGCCGACAGGGGGACGCGGTGCTCCCGGCGCTGCTTGGTGTGGGCCGAGGGCTTCACCCAGACGCCTTTGTCGAGATCGAACATATCCCAGGTGGCGGTCAGCACCTCGCTCTTGCGGGCGCCGGTCAGCATCAAGAGCCGGAGGGCGTTGGCCGAGACCGGCTCGCCGTGATCGTCGAGGGCGGCGGACAACCGGGCCAGTTCCTCGGGCGCCAGGAACCGCTCGCGTTTCTCCTCCCGGTTTTTCTGGATGCCGGACGCCGGGTTGGTCTCGCACCACTCCCAGCGGATTGCCAGATTGTAGGCCTTGCGCAGGACCGCGACGACGCGGTTGGCGCGCACCGGGGTGCCGCGCTCCCCGGTGATCTTGCGGTGCAGGGCCTCGACCTGGTCGTGGGAGACCTCCATCACCTTGTACTTGCCGAGTTCCGGCAGGATCAGCTTCTCCCACATTATGCGCTCGTCCACCTGTGACCGCTCGGCCTTGCGCGGCAGGTGGTCCCGTTTGTAGCGGTCCCACAGTTCCGCCAGAGTGGGCGCCGCCCGGTCGGCATGGCGCTCGCCCATGGGATCGCGGCCCCGGTCGACCTCGCGCTTGAGGTCGCCCGCCTCGGTCCGGGCGGCGGCCACCGACCAGTCCGGATAGCCGCCGATGGTGATGCGGCGCTGCCGGCCCTTCACCCGGTAATCGAGGATGAAGGACTTGGCCCCCCGGTTGGTCACTCGGAGCCCGAATCCCTTCACGTCGGCGTCCCAGAAGAACACCTGCGGGCGGTCTCCCGCGCTCGCCCTTCGGACCAGGGCATCGGTCAGTCTCTCGGCCATCGCGCCTCCTCGTGTCAACACTGTGTCAACACATCGAATGGAGCCTCATGGCGCGATCTTGCGGCGCGTTACAGATGAAGTCAACGAAAATGCTCGTTATTACAGCGAGATAAATGGATGTCAGGAAAACGTGTCAACAAATCAAGGGCCTAAGATTTTTGCACATCATGACTCATAACCTGAAGGTCGCAGGTTCGAATCCTGCCCCCGCAACCAAAAAAGCCCGTAACTTCAATGAGTTACGGGCTTTTTGATTCGTAAGCGTCCGGTCTCGTCGCCCTGTTGGTAGTAAGGTAAGCGTTCGGCCTGACCGGCCTTGTGCCGGGCCGGTTCTGAGCGGCAGTCTGTGGCGAGGTTCCTGAGGTCGATAGTGTCCATTATCGGCCAATGGACACCATCGTTAGCGGGGTTGCGGTGGGG